CTGTTTTCTGATGTTCGACAGACGGGGAGTACACTCCCAGGATTGGCGGGATCACTCAAACGTTACTTTTCGTCTATCCCCTCCACTACGTCGTCGCCCATGAGTAGCCTGCTCACGAGCTGGACGAAGGTGTTCATCTCCGCGGTCGACGCTGGAGCGCCAGTTCTCACGTTCTGCTCCTCCGTGAGATACTTGAGGCTTGACAGCGCGCCGAGGACGCGTTCTATATTGGCCTTTATCTTTCCATCTGGCATTGGTTTCACGGTTAGGCCGACGTTGGCCATCTTGTTTACCTGATTCACATGCGCAAGTTTTACGTTGTTCATGTGCGTCATTATGCCCTCGATCGCCCGATCTAGATGGGCGTTGTACGCTTTGATCGCTTGTTTCTGGTTGTCGTTCATGTTGATCAGTTAAAGTTTCCATGTTATGGGTGCCTATCCCGACTACCTCTCCATCCACGACCGCCAAACATTTCGGCTTGGCCTCAGTGCCGTAGATTACAGGAAATCGGTCGAGGCTATCTACCTTGTCCAATAACTCATCAGCAGCTTCTAACTCCGCTACTGATATACCCATACACTTCGCCACAGCCTCCTTAATTGCGCCCTGATCTTTCTGGGCCCAGGGGTGTGACATCTTATACTGATCCTCATGCGTGCCGCCTTTAAATTTTAAGTTCCCAGCTATTTCTAGAACTCTACGGCAATATGTCCCGATTAGCGGAGTTTTCGCATCAGTTGCTAAATAGCCACGTGCGCGATTACAAGCCGCTTGTTCCCTTGTCATGCCCCGAGAGGCTGACAAGTGAATCTTAGATAACGTTCGAACGGGATCCTGAAACGAATCATTGCTCACCAACAAATTTACAAAATATCGGCCGCAATAGGGCGTTGGCTCACCTGCTCTGACTTGCTCTGCTTTCAATTGTAGCCCCAACTCCTTGGCTACCTTCTCCATAGCTTCAGGAAAACCAGGAATGTTTTCATTCAATCCATCATCTCCCGTAAACTCTCCTAGCTTTGCAAATGCTTCCTCAGCGGACATGCCGAGATCCCTTAAGGCACAATAGGAAACGAATGCGTTTAACAATGTGTTCCAAGATGTAAATGGACACCCACTTCTAGTTCCCCACCCAGCCGGATACTTCA